TGGCTCCCCGGACAGATAAACCGCATTGTGGATTCTTTCCCTTTTAACTATTCCGTGCAAAGTGTGACCATTTCCCAAGGTGGCGCAAATAAAGAGGAGCTGGAGCCTTTCAGGGAACGAATTAGAATGGCACCTGAAAGTTACTCAACAGCCGGGAGTTTTGGTTCGTATGAGTTTTGGGCGAGGACGGCAAATCAACTTATTGTTGATGTGAAGGTTAACTCCCCTAGCCCTGGTGTAGTTGATGTGGTAACGCTCTTACGAAACGGCGAGATACCAAGCCAGACGATACTTGATGAGGTGTACGCCGTACTCAGTCCCGACCACAGGCGACCGCTGACCGATAAGGTTGTTTCCCGTGCGCCGGAGCCTGTTAGCTTCTCAATACGGCTGACCTATTACATTTCTAGGCGGAATGCTGCTATCGGCATGACACTGCGAGAGCGTGTCCAGCAAGCCGTAGATAATTATGTCATATGGCAAAAATCAAACCTAGGGCGTGATATTACGCCGTCTACATTGGTGGAAATGGTCAAATCAACTGGGATAAAGCGTGTGGACATGGACACTATCCTACCGGAGTACAAGGTGTTGCAATACTATGAAATCGGGGTGGCAAATGAGGACGAAATAGAGGTGATATATGGGGGATTAGAAGATGATTAACCTAGAAAACCTCAGGCTGGAAGACATTGCGCCGGACAGCATCAAAACCCCTGATGTGCTGGCGTTTTTTCGTGCCTTAGACCCTGAATTGCATGAGATAACCCAAGCAATTTTTGAAGCTCTCATTATGACACGCATTGACGAACTGCCGGAAAACATTGTTGACCTCTTGGCATGGCAACTTCATGTGGATTTTTATGAACCACTCGGACTCGACCTAGACAGTAAACGTGCATTAGTGAAGAACTCGCTCATCTGGCACAGGTACAAGGGCACGAAATATGCCTTGGAGAGCATGATTCGGATACTTTTCTTTGACAACTTCAGGGTAGAAGAATGGTTCAAATATGGTGGCGAGCCTTATTTTTTTCGCGTTGTCTCTCATGATGTCCTTAACAACCTTGAGCAGTATATCAACTTAATCCGTGCCATTTATGAATTGAAAAATGAGCGCAGTTGGCTTGAAAGCTTACGGTTTATCAGAGAAACCGAGAGCACTATCTATATCGGGCAAGTAGGCAGACGAACAAGGCGGTATGAAGTAGACGGAACTGGCCCAGAAAGCAAAGTGGTAACCGGAACTGTTCACATCGGCACTGTAGGCAGATATACGCGGAGATTTAAAATAATCAGCACTATGCCGGAAAACCCTGCAGTCTTAACAGCAATTTACATGAGTATCATTGGAAGACAATCTACTCGTTTCGTGGTAGAGAGCGCAGAGATGACTACGCAGGTTGAAGATATCAACGTTGAAGCCGGATTTGCTGGACGGCATATAAGCCGATACACAATTGCGTCTGTAGATGTGGAAGTGTAAATTGCAAACCAAGAATTACTATCAGTCCATCGGAGGAGGTGACTAACAAAATGGCTATATTCAGCAATAGCGAATTAACGAGAGATGGACACGCTCTCTTGACCCGAGTGCTTGCTGGAGAGTGCAGGCTTAAGTTTACACTCATCCAAGCAGGTGATGGGCACTACGACGGCGATGTAATGGATTTGATTGAACTAGTAAGTTGGCGACTTGACGGCAGGATTCTTGAGGTTACAGAAATGGGTAGGTTTACCCAGCTTAGATGCATAATAACCAACCAACTTCTCACTGAGTTCATGGAGTTTAGAGAAGTTGGCATTAGAGCAACAGGCATTTTACCTAACGACACTTCAGTGCCGGATTTGGGCGAAATTGGCATTTTATTTGCTTATGCAAATGCTGGAGACAATCCAGGCCCAATTGGGCCATTTAACGGCGTTTGGTTACATGAAGAAGATTTCACGATGAGAGTTTTCACGGCGAACGCCACAAACATCTCGGCTGAAATCGTTCCGAGTGCCTTCTCCTCAGAAATACAGTACGACAACTCCATTTCTGGACTGGAATCGAACAATTTGCAAGGAGCAGTTGATGAGCTTGCTGCCCACACAAGACAAACTGTACGCTTTGAAAAAGGTGTGCATGGCCTACGTTTTTATGAAGGTGTTCTGCAAGTAAACGATGGCGTAAGCTGGATTCCTGTCACGAACTTTGGTGATTCACTGTCTATTCACAACACAGATCCCCATGCGCATGAGGCACGGTTTAATGCCCTGCAAAATGAACTCGGCATTATATGGGGACTCCTGCAAGCGCAATTCCCAGATAGAACTGGCGCAATACTTGGAGCAGATCTTTTCTTGGGCTCAGATGCCTATATGGTATACCCAAGCGAACCGATTGTATCGGTGCAAGGCCTATCAGTTATGCCAGCAAGCATGAAGTTAGGTCAATCTTTGGAGGTGTTTTAATTGGAAATAACAGGTCTAATTATTGCAACAATCCTTCCCGCTGATGCGACCAATCAGAGGGTATCGTGGAGCAGCGACAATCCCTCTGTTGCAACTGTTGACCAAAACGGTCTTGTAAGCGGAGTAAGTGCAGGAATAGCCACTATCACATGCACTACAGAGGATGGTGGATTCACAGCAATATGTGAAGTCGCGGTAAATGCAACTCTAATAACATTGATTACACTCAATATATCAGAGCGTTCGATTGAGCGCGGCTCTTCATTCCAACTTGTGTCTACAATTATTCCCGACAATGCGAGTATCCCTGAGTTGGAATGGAGTAGTAGTAACACTTCTGCCGTTACGGTAAATCAAAGCGGCTTAATCACAGCAGTCGGTGTCGGAACGGCAACAATAACAGTATCTGCCACTGATGGTAGCGCGACAACATCCACGGCATCCATTACAGTCATTGTTTCTGTGACCGGTGTCACGGTATCGCCCACATCAATGACGCTCACTTTTTAAGAGGGGGCGTTTATATGGCATTAGTGGGACAAATTTCAGCGGTAATTTTTCCACTTGATGCTACGAATCAAGGCGTTCTATGGAAGAGCAGCAATGCATCTGTGGTAACGGTTAGCCCCAGCGGTCTGGTCACTGCTCAGGGCGTGGGGGCAGCAGTAATTACCGCAAGAACGCAGGATGGAGGCTTCTCTGCAACATGTATTGTGAATGTAAAGGCACAACCTGCATATCTTGGAGCTTCAAATCTTGGTGTAGATTTCATGGTTGAGATAATCTACTCATGGAATACAACATTCCTCGGAGCAGCATATCTTGGGTCTAATTATGGAATGTAGTCACAATTCCCTCGGGTAATAAGCCGAGGGGATTGTTTAAGAAAGGATGAAGAGGATGCGAGGAATTCCCCGTAATATTCAAACCCCAGAGGACTTGAACTTATTGTTTGAGGTTCTCACCAAGGGAAAAGAAGCGAAAGCCACAATAAAGGCGGCAAAAACTAATCCGCGCAGCAGAATGGTTCAGATAGCCCCCCAAATACTGAACCTTGCGGCTGCCTATGATGATACATTCCCCAAAGGGCAGCCAGAGTCAACTTCCGAATTGGAAATATGCCTTCGCAGACTGCTAGGGCAGCAATACCACCGAGCAAGGATTGTCTCCGTAGATGGCAAGAAGGTAACAACCTTGTACTTCCCGGAAATAGAAAAGGCTTCAAAGACAGAGGATGGGCGGAATATCATCAAGTTTGAACACATCAAAGCCCTAGAGGACAGCGAATTAGGAATAGACGGCGGCGAAATCTATGAATTTACCGAAACCACACTTTCTGCTGCACCTTCTGATCTTATGTGGTTGTCAGTACATATGCCCGACAACCATCTAACACGCATGGGGCTTGACTCGAAAAAAATTGAAGAACTACTGGAGGTATTGACTAATGCCTAGAGCGATGCTTGATGACCCCAATAAGGCTGACCCACGCGCACTGGTGCGCACAGCCCTTTTTGCAATGGTCTCTGACATTGTTGCTCCCACACCTACATATTTAAGAGCAACTGGGGATAATATGCTGACCATAACTGCAAACAATACCGTAGTCGTTGGTACTTCTGTTTTCACTACAGCATTAACCAACCTCGGCGCAGGCAACCTCGACTCCGGCTCTGCACTCCAGAGAGGTCGTGATTACTATGTTTACATTTGCGATCCTGGCAACAACGCGGACGAGATTTATCTCATCTCGTTGAACGCAACGGCTCCTGCAGGGTACAATGCTCAAAACAGCCGCCGACTTGGTGGTTTCCATGTAGGCATGTGCCGAAGAACAGGCAGTTTGAAACGACCTGTTAATGCTGGTGGAGTGGCTTGGGGGCAGGGTTGGGAAAGCAATATTTACCTTGGCATCATCCCTGACAGCGTTTGGACGTTAAAGCATCGGCCCAAGTGCGCACCCGAAGGAATGACCTACATCGGTAGCGGCATTTGGGTCGATGTCTACCTCAGTTCCTCTGATGGCGCAGGTGGCTTGCAATCCACCTTCAACTCTATTCCGCTTACAGGTACAGAAGGTCATAACTGGTACAGCTTCAATGACCGTGCTTTGGCAGCAGAAAAACGGCTGATGAGCTATGCTGAGTTCTGTCGTATGGCTTTTGGAAGTCCTGAAGGACTGGCCAATAATACAAACGCTTGGACAGCTGGTAGCGGCAGAAACCCAACTGGTCAAGTTGATCGTGCTGTTTCTTCCGTAGGTGCTTGTGATGCCGTGGGTAACGTGTGGGAATGGCTAGACGAATTAATTACTCGTGCAAGCGACGTTGTTCTGATGGGAACAACTAACCCACAACCGTTCACCTACGCCGCTTGGGATGGTGGCCGTGGCGGTCAGACTGTAACCAATGGTACGGCACATGGGCCAACAACACGCTCAAATGAAAACACGCCTAATGGTGCGCAGGGCGCATGGGCATGGGATAGGCTCTCGCCCCTTGGCGATACCGCAGGCGGAAACCCAAACAATGGCAACATACACCAGTATTATGACTGGTCTCTTGTAGCGTTGGTCGCCGGTGGTGGTTGGCATCATGGCGTTCAGGCGGGTTCTCGCGCTGTGTACTGCAACCGCAGGCCGTGGAGCGTGGCCACGTCTGTCGGCGTTCGCCTCGCTTGTGAATCCTTGTAATCTGATTTCTGCGTGCTGACCTCCCCTGTGATAACAGGGGAGGGAAATTTTTTAGTAGAGTTTTTGTATCGTATTCCGATACAAGCTACCATTTTTTGATACAACG